CAAACAGGCCAACCTCACGAATCCACCAACCGCCCTCTGTTTCGGGGATCACCTGCTCAGCGATAATCTGGCTACTGTTCTGCGGATCGATATACAGCATATTGAGGGAAGCGCGGCGCTTTTCAGCAACCAGTGCTGTCTGCTGCGCGCTTGGAGTCGGCAGCACGCCGCCGCCGTCGCCCACCGCCATCTGGGTAATTTTCAGCGGGACACCGAGCGCGGCGGCGCTTGCCAGTTTCGCCGCGCCGATATCCGTCAGCAGGGTATAAAATTTTGCGCTCATGGGTTCACTCTCATCGTGTCAATAACATGGACCGCCCCGCCCTCATAAGCGGTGCCGCCGGAAATAATGGTTTCGTTGATATACGGGTAAACTGTGATTTCTTCGCCGGTGTAGGTGGCTGCACCCACAAAATACGGGCCGCTGGTCTGCAGATTGATGGACATGCCGATCAGATGGCGGCTGCACGGTTTGGCGTCACCGATCAGGCGCTCCAGCTCCAGATAGGTTTCTTCTGTTATGCCCTGATCCTGCACGCCAATGTCCAGGCGAAACGTCCCCGGCGTCTCACCGGTCTGCCACCACTCAATAATGCGGATCAGGAAGCCGAACGGCTCCACCATGCGCCGCACGGCGCTGGTTGTCCCCTTGTGCTGATGGATATAGAAAGCATCCTGCACCACCCGACGCTTGACGCTCTCCGTCCAGCTTTCGTCCCAGCGGTCAACGGAAAACGCCCATGCCAGATACGGCAGGAACCTGACCGGACACGTTGCCGGGTTCCACAAATCACGCAGGGGCACCTGCAGATCGGAAATCCCGCTGCAGCTTTGCGCCAGCCGGCGCTCAAGCGGCGATGAACCTGGCGGCAGCAGACTATTCATCCGTGCCCCCGTTGGTCACACTCCATTCCGTACAGGATGCCGCCTGCGTCTTATCCAGCACCACATCAGCCAGCGGGGACGCCAGCTCCACACGCTGGACGCCCTCAACGTGTAGCGCGGCATAAATCGCGCTGCGGCGGATATCACGTCCCAGCCGCGTCTGACTGGCGATGTACTTCTGCAGGCTGGCTTTTGCCGCCGCCATCACCGGCTCAGCTTCCGGCCCCGGATAAAGAAAGATCGTCGCATCCACGCGGTACGGGATAATTTCGGCGCTGCGCACCGTCAGGCGGTCCGCCACCGGGCGCACGTTCTCGCTGTTAAGCGCCCGTTCAACCACCGCCAGCAGGTCAGCCTCTGCCGTGCCGTCACCCTCGCGGCTCAGCACGGTAAGCACCACTTCTGCCGGTGCCGGGCTGGTTGCGCTGGCATCTGCCACTCGCCCGTCCGCACTTTTGGCGTGAAATTCATAGGCTCCCGTCGGCCCGGCAACGGACAGCCCCTCAAACGCAGCAGGAATTCGCTGGCGCAGTGCCTCATCGTTTTCCATGACTGCGGCGATCGGCGGCACTGCATCATTATCTGCAGGGACTACCGTCAGGCGCTTCACGTTGCAGTTGGCTGCCAGTTGTTCAAGGTCATTTCCCATTGAATAGGCCACCATAACCGCCTGCGCAGCTTCGTTAATTCTCTGGCGCAGCAGGATTTCGCGGTAGGTGCTTTCCTGCAGCAGCTTGGTGAGGGGTTCAGATTCCAGCGCCAGTGTTCGCATAACAGCCTCCTGTTCAGTTGCCGGATAAAGAGCCACAAAGGCGGCCTTGCGCTCAGCAAGCAGCGTCTCAAAGTCCGGCACGTCCACTATCTGCGGCGCGGGCAGCTGGGAAAGGTCAATAACTGCCATTGTCTGCTCCTGTTGATACGGAAAGGGAAACCGGCGCACCGTTATTGCGCTGCCCGGTAAGATCAACCACCATGGAGCCGTCAAAATTGCTGCTGATGGTGATGGAATCCAGCGTAAGCCGTGGCTCCCAGCGGCTCAGCGCTACGTAGACCGCAGACATAATCTGCAGACGCAGCGCCGGGTTCTGCGGCTGGTCAATCAGGGCGGACAGCAGGGAACCATACTCCCGCCGGGCAAGTCGGCTGCCCTGCGGCGTCAGCAGAATATCCCGCACCGACTGGCGCAGATGGTCCGTGTCCGTCATAGTCCGCCCGTCATTCCGGCTCATGCCGATATACAGCGTCATACCGGGCCTCCTGACGTATCTCCACCGGACTTAACGCCGGTGTGACCGTGTTTATCCACCACGATCCCGTTGGAACTCATCGCGCCGCCGCCCTGGGTGACACCACCATTGATCACCACACCGCTGTTAATACGCGTGGTGTCAGACTCCACCACAAACTCACCGGTTTTCAGGATGATATTGTCTGCCGCCTCGATCACCATGGATTTGATACCCCTGACATGCCAGCGCCCGGTGGCGGGTTCATACTCAAACCAGCCTCCGTCCTGGTATTCCGTCACGCAGCCGTCCACGGAATCCGACGGCGGCGCAAACTGGTTGGAATAGATGGCGGGCAGCGCAAAGGCGGTTTCCAGATTGCCGCCCATACTCAGCACCACCACCTGCTCATCCGGCGACGGACACCACCATGTACGGGCACCACCGGCGCGCAGCGTCAGCCAGTTAATCCAGTTGGTTTCAAGCTCGCCCACCTTCACCCGGCACAGCCAGTTTTCCCGGTCCACTTCGGTCACGGTGCCGGTGCGGATCAGGTTGGTGATAAGGCGCATGATTTCGGTCAGTTGTGCATTCATAACGAAAGGTTGCCATCAGAGGGAAAAGGGAGGCAGCGCGGGCGCTTGTGTCAGCAGTGACACAAAGATCACCCCGCCAGCCAGCGCAGCAGGGTGTCACGGGTGACGGTTTCCACCTCATCATTCACGCCCAGCAGGCGGCGCTCTGCGTAGCGGACCTCCGGGCCCCTGCGGCTGACACGATCGCGCAGACCGTAATGGTGAACACGGGCAATGCGCTGCACTTTGCCATCAAACTGCACGCTGGCGGAGTCCGCACTGGCGGAGGTTTTCAGGTATTTTGTGGTGCGAAGTTTTGCAAACATCTGGCGTTTAATACGCCCCTTCTTGCTGCGGGCCGTCACCCGGCGCGGCTCATAGCCGTTGCCGTCAGGATTGCGCTGCAGCCTGATGTTCTGCTGTTGTGTCCGGCGCAGCTGCTGCGCCAGCTCTCGCATCATACGACTGCGCGCGGCAGGCTCCAGATTCGCCAGCAGCGCCGTCAGCCAGTCATCCACCCTCTGCAGTTCATCCACGTTTCACCGTCCACATCTCTTCGGGTTCGTCCGGCTCAGGCACCGCTTCAACGCTCGACACGCTGCCGTCAGTGCTGACCAGCACGCGCTCCGTCAGCTGCAGGTTCAGGCTGATATCGCACACATCGTTGCGCAGAATATCCACTTCAAAGGTGAATAGCTTTTCGCGCAGCTCCGGGTTATTAATCGCGTCCGGCTGGTTGTCACTTAGCCACAGCAGCACGGGAGCCATCAGCAGATTCTGGTCGCCGCTGAAATCCTCGATCACCACGTTCAGGGTGTAGCGGTATTCCCATGACATAGAGCTGGCACCGGTTGCCACCAGTGATCCGTTATCAACGAAAAGGTGCAGTTTGTCCGGGTTATTGCGGACATAGGGCACCGCTTTATTCAGTGCGCTGCGTAAGGACTGCGGCTTGTTCACTGTCTCGCTCCTGACACGCAATGATCGTGTCCACTTTGTCAGCACAGACCGCCCAGGCGGCCTCGGTTTCATCCAGCATCGAATTAAGATCGCCGTTACTGCGCGGCGCTGACCTTTCCAGGCGGCACTGCGTCACTCTGGGACAGCCACTCACGGTAAGCTGCACCTCCGGCGAGGGTCGGACGCTCCCGCAGCCGGATAATGTCAGCAGGCAAAGGAGTGTCAGCCCAGCGGCGTAAATCCTCGTTATCACGTTTCAGTTCCTCGATCCGGCGCTGGCGACTCCGCAGCAGTGCGGTGGTCTGCTCCGCCGCCGCATAAAGCCGCGTCTGTTCCCGGCTGTTGGTTTCGGTCAGAATGGACAGGCCGATCAGCTGGCTGTTCTTATTCGTCAGTTCCTGCGTTTTGCTTGTCAGCGCCGCGCCCTGTGTCTCGATGGTGTGGCTGGCGTTGTTAAGCCGCCACGACTGCCAGCCCAGCGCCGCCAGTGCCAGCGCCAGCACTACCGCCAGCGCCCGCATCAGGTCGCCACCGGCTCATGGAGCTGCGCGCGGGCAATCTGATACAGAACCAGCGTCAGCAGGTAAAACACCAGAGTGATCACCCACCCCGAAAACGCCAGGCACATAACGATAAGCAGCCTCATTGCCCATGTACGCACCGGTTTTACGGGGTGTGCCCTGAATTTCAACAGCGCCGCCCTGACCTCATCGCGCCCCCTGTCCCCGGCAAACCATCCAACAGCGCACAGCGCCGCCAGCAGCCAGGCGAGAACACACGACACCTGAACAGATGCACCCACCAGAACCGGCGCAACGCTGCGCGGGTACAACAGGCTGATCACCAGCATTGCGACCCATGCCAGCTGGAAAAACAGACTCATGACTTTCTTTTTCATTCCGTTATGCCCCCTTTAAGCACCAGGCCATTTCCCGCGCGCGGCGGTTCTCCAGCCCTTTATTTCTCACACCATTAACGTAAATCCAGCGCGGTAGCTGGTTGCATGCCTGCCACCACTGCTGGCGATTGATATATGACACCATGGTTGAC